TATTATCCAAAGAAAACAGATTTAGGGAAAATATCTAATGATGATTTAATAGAAAAATTAATACTATTAAATAATAGACCAAGAAAATGTTTAAATTGGGATAATCCATTTAATTTATTTTTAAAAGAAGTGTCGCACTTGGATTGACAATTCATCTATTAAAAATACAGTATAAAATACATAAATTAAAATGAGGTAACAATCATGACTACAATAAAATGTAATAAACATAAATCCTACTATAATATAGAGGGAATATGTTCCCATCATAAAACAAATCTCTACCCTTAGGTAAATAATATTTTTTTGTTAAATATCTTCTATTGCACAACAGATTATTGAAGCAAGTTGATTGATAGTAGTCTCATTAACCATATTATATGGATTAAATTTAGCTTGAGTAATAGCTGGATGTCCAATTTGATTACGTAAATGCGTAAATTGGTCTTCCATTTCAGTTGATTTAGCACCAGGACGAGTAGTTGGATACGGATGTACTTTTATTCCAACTCTTGAGCAATTATCAGAAATGTATTTTACAACATGTTTTTGTCCTTCTCTAGGTTTTTCGTATATTTCTTTTACTAAACTCATTAAATAAGCATACATAGCCATATATTTTTGAACTTGATTTTGTCCTTGAAGTAATCCAAATAAAATATTATATTTATCTTCTTTATTTTTATAGTTTGAAACATTAATATCTTTAATCCATTTTTCTAAATGTTTATTTCCATCAAGTGTAGATTTAAAATATATTGATGTTTTTAATTGAATAGAAGACGTTAAATATATTTTATTATTTAAATTATTACTAAAATGTTTTTGTGAAAGACGAATTGTTGGTTTTAGTGAAACACTTGAATATGAATAACTGTTCTTTAAAAGAGAAATCATCATACTACCTAAATATGCATATAAATAATCTTCTATTTGTTGAATATTTTCTTTGGTATATTCAAGTGAATCATGTAAATAAAAAGTTGCTTGGTTAATATCAGAAGATATTACGATTTTTTTTATAAATTTATCATTGGAAATTTCATATTCTGCATTACTAGAAAAAACAAAAGAGTTTTCTTTGTTGTTCTTTTTTATTCCCATGATTTCAAAAACGATATAGTTATTATCATTCATTTGTGTATTCTCCTTTTGTAATATTAAATTTAGCCTATGTCATTATTTTACTATTATTCAAGATTTTTATAATAAAAAATTATAAAAGAGGTGATTAAATGTTACAGACAAAACAGAAAGTAAAGTTATATGATCAGAAATTAAAAAATCTAAATCAAGATAATTTTTAACGTGATAATCATAGATGTATTGTATGTAGAAAATAAGAAGATGATATTTTTTATTGAGAAACAATTAGGAGTAAAATTAGATTTTAATCATTTAGTTTTATAAACAGAATGAGATAAATAATATGCAGGCATCTTAATTTTATTTTAAAATTTTTTTGAGGTGATGCATATGAAATATGATTACAATCCTTTAAGTAATCGAACAAAATCAGATCCAGTATCTGAAAATGCTATTAATAATATAATGCATAATGATAAAATTAAAGAAAAAAAAGAAGAAAGGAGCTTCATGAATAAATTTATGAAAAAATTAGCGTATTTTCTAGATAAACAAGGTTATTTCTTATTAAACATATCAGTTATATCTAAAAAATATGGTACAGAATTTAATAAAATTTATAGAAAGTAGATGTTATATGAATAAAGTAATATTAGCAGGACGTCTTGTGCGTGATCCAGAAGTGCGTTATACACAAACAGGAAAAGCAGTGGCTAGTTTTACGTTAGCTGTTAATCGTAGGTTTAGTAGCAGTGATGCTCAACAGACAGCAGATTTTATTCCTATTGTAGTATGGGATAAATTAGCTGAGGTATGTGGTAATAATTTAGTGAAAGGAAGTCAAGTTTTAATAGAAGGTCGTATTCAGATTCGCAGTTATGATGCACAAGACGGAAGTAAGCGTTATGTTACTGAAGTTATAGCTCATGAAATCGAATTTATGGGTAGTAAGCCTATTAATAATGTACAAACTCCACCATAAGCTAAATCATTTGGTTCAGAAGTCCCATGTGATGAAGAAATACCATTTTAAATTAAGGAGCTAATTTATAGCTCCTTTTATATTTTTTTATAATTACCTGTATTTTTTATGCAGAGTCTTTTTGTGCGATATAAAATATTATGTATTACAAAAATGGAGGTATTATAAAAATGAAACGTAGAAAAAGAGATAGTGAATTAATAAAGGCGAGTCAGTATTTAGATTCTTTATGGGAAAAAAAAGAAGATTATCTTTTAGCAGTTAAAGAACTAGATAATCTTAAAAATAATGGTAGTGTTAAAGCTACTATATATGGAGCAGAAGGTGGGCATAGTAATGGCATTAACAGGGACACTTCTAACTTTATTGTGCTGATTGAAAACCATGAAAAGCTTGTTAATGACAAAAAAGAAGAGTATTTATCTCTAAAAACAGAAATAGAAAGCATTGTACAGAAATTAAGTCAATCTAGTTATAGAATAATAATTAGAGCTATATATTTGATAAATATGTCTCTTGAAGAAGTGGCGTATAGATACCACCATACGTATAGAACAACACAAAGAATTCATAATAAAGCATTGAGAGAGATATATAAAATAAAGTTTTCAAAAAAAATGTCGTATGATGTCGTATAATGTCCTATAATGTCGTATTGTGCTTCATTTCAAAGATGTTATAATTATACTTGTCAAAAAAAGACAAATGTCCCTTAGCTCAATGGTTAGAGCCTTCGGCTTATATCCGAGTGGTTGTCGGTTCGATTCCGACAGGGACTACTAGTTTTAATATATATTAAGTATGTGGGAGTTAATCTATATTTAGGATTAACTCTTTTTGTTTTATAAAAGGAGTTTTAAGTAAAATGCTTAACAATAGGAAAAAATATCTTTTAGTAAAAGTAATAGAAGCAGAACCAATGACACTGGGTGAATTTTATAAAAAACAAGGATATAATATACCACCTTTAGCAAATGTATATAATATTGATGGATATATTGTTTATCATAATGGAAAAACAGAATGGTATAGTTTAGATGAATTTAACCCATATACTAGAGAACTTTCTAATGGTTCTGAAATAGAAGTTAATATAATTGATAAAAATGTTTGTAAATGCGAATTTTATTCATTTATTGAGTGATTTTGAACGATAAAATGTACAATAAATAGAAAGAAGGAATAGTAATGCAAGAACAAGCAAGAAAAATTGTAATGGAATACTTTAATTCTCACGTAGATAAAACAGATAATAAGCAAATTACATTAGATGATGTTTATGTAGTTTGGTTTTCCAAAACATTGCAAAATTGGAAAGCATTAGTTAGTACAAATGTTTCAGACGGTCAATATTATGAGATTACTCATAACGGAGATAAAAATGAAACTTACGTAGATGTTTATAAAAAATGGGGAAATTACACTGTTAAAGGAGGTAATTAATTATGGAATTGAAAGATACTGTAAATATGATGCTAAGCGATGATTACAAAGAACACTTTAAAGCAGAGTATATTCAAGAAAAAATTAGAGCTATAAAATTAGAAAATATACTTAAAGCATATAAAGATAATAAATTAAATTATAAACTAAAATGCCCATATGAACTTCTTTATGAACAACTTGTATTTATGAAAAATAAGTTACGTATTTTAAGTGAAAGAGCAAAAATAGAAGGTATTGAATTAATTATGGATTTAAAGAGAGGTTAAAGAAATAATATGGATATTATGTTGATGATGTTAATTGCTATTATTATGGTCCCAATTAGCATTGCTCTTTTTGTTATTGTCGCAGGTTTAATTGTTAGATATTTTATTGTTAAGAAATTTAAGTTAAAAGAAGATAAACAAACAAATAGGATATTCTAAAAATATAAGGTGGGGAGGAAATGTGTCCAATGAAAACATAAGAGAGTTAGCATATGAAGATTATTGTGCAGGACTGAAATATAAAGAAATCGCCGATAAATATAATGTAAAATTATCGACTATAAAATCATGGGCAACTCGATATTGGAAAAAGAAAAAGTTGCAACCAAAAGAAAAAGTTGCAACCAAAAGTATAAAAAGGTTGCAACCTCAAAACGAAGATACAAGTCATAAAATAGTAAAAGAATTAAAAGATGCAGTAATGTCTGATGATAGTCTAACTGCCGAACAACAAAAGTTTTGTATATATTATGTGATGAGTAATAATGCATTACAAAGTTATTTGAAAGCCTATAGATGCAGTTATGAATGTGCCAGTGCATCAGCTTATAGATTGTTAGGTAAAGTTAGAATAAAAGAAAAAATAAATGAGTTAAAAGAAATCATGCGTGAACATATACAGTTGGATGTTAACGACATGGTTATTTTTTTATCTAAAGTTGTTAAATCAGACATACGAGATTATTTAAAGTTTGGTAGAAGAACGATTGAGTTGTCTGAGGGCAATACAATTACAGTAAATTTTGTTGACTTATTAGATAGTGATACTGTAGATACATCATTAATTCAAGAAGTTAAGCAAGGTAGAGATGGTGTTTCATTAAAATTAGTAGATAAGCGTTGGGCTTGGGAAAAATTAGAAAAATTATTAGGATGGACCACACAAGAAGAAGCATCAGAAGAAGTAATAATTATTGATAATATTCCAGAGGTATCAGATGATGAGTAAAAAGCGAATAGAATTAATAAATTTAATACAACATGCTTTTTATAAAATACATCGTCAAATACACAATCATGAATTCACACATTTTTGGTTTGCTGGTGGTCGTGGCAGTACTAAATCGTCAAAGGTAAGTATAGATATACCTTTGTTACTTATAAAAAATCCTAGTTGCCATGCTGTTGTATTAAGACGTGTAGGTAATACATTAAGAAATAGCGTGTATCCTCAAATTAGTTGGGGGATTAATAGTTTAGGGTTAAGTAATAAGTTTGATAAAAGTATATCGCCATTAGAATTTACTTATAAAAAGACTGGCCAGAAAATATTTTTTCTAGGTTGCGATGATGAGATGAAGATAAAATCATTTAAACCACCGTTTGGATATGTAGGTATGGTATGGTTTGAGGAATGTAATCAGTTTGTTAGTATGGAACAAATACGTTCACTTCTGCAGTCATTATTGCGTGGTGGTTCGAAATACTGGGTATTTTATTCATATAATCCACCCAAAAGCAGAGATAATTGGGTAAATTTAGAAGTATTGCATGATGAACCAGATAAAATAGTAAATCATAGTTCATATTTAACTGTTCCGAGAGAATGGTTGGGAGAACAGTTTATTTTAGAAGCTGAAAAGTTAAAAAATAAAAATTATGACCGTTATAGGCACGAGTATTTAGGCGAAGTTACAGGTAACGGTGGAAATGTTTTTGATAATGTAGAAGATATTAGGTTAACAGATAAACAAATTTATGAATTTGATAGATTGCGTTATGGTATTGACTTTGGTTTTAGTATTGACCCATTAGCTTTTACTGCGATGCAGTTTGATGCTAAACATGAAAATTTATATATTTTTGATGAAATATATCAGCAAAAATTAAAAAATAGTACATTAGCTAGAATGATTAAACCTAAATATAAAGGAGCATTGATTTATGCCGATAGTGCAGAGCCTAAATCAATAGCAGAATTAAGGGATTATGGACTAAACATTATAGGTGCAAAAAAAGGACCTGATAGTGTTGAATATGGTATGAAATTTTTGCAAGATTTAAATCGTATATATATCGATCGTAAACGTTGCCCAAATACGTACAATGAATTTATAAAGTATGAGTATGAAGTAAATAAAAATGGAGAGTTTATTTCCGCATATCCAGATAAAAATAACCATGCTATAGATAGTGTTCGTTATGCATTAAATGATTTAATTACTAAACGTAAATTAAAAGTAGCTAATAAATCTATGTTAGGTTTATAGGATAAAGATTGGATGGAGGAATTAATATTTTTATTCAAGCTGATATAAACGAGCTATCTAATAATGATTTGAGAATATTATTAGGTAGACATGAAAAAGAAATAAAAGAATTAAATAAATTATATGATTATTATTTTGGTGAAAGTAAAATAAAACACAAAAAAAGGGAAGACCCTTCTGCACCTAATAATAAACTGGTTAATAATTATTGTTCATATGTTTCTGATATGAGTACAGGTTTTTTTATTGGAAAACCAATTAGCTATACGTCTGAAAATGAAGATGCTTTAAAAAAGATAAACGAAATTTTTAAATATAATGATGAGTCAGCTCACAATATGGAATTAGCTGAAACTGCAAGTATATGTGGTTGTGCGTATGAATTATTATATCTTGATGAAGATGCTAATATAAGATTTACTTCTCTAGATCCTAGAGAAGTTATTTTGATAGCTGATGCTACAGTTGGGCAAAACATAAAATTCGCTATACGTCATTATCGAATATATAGTTTGGATGGAACATCATATATCACTTATATTGATGTGTATGATAATGAAAAATGTAAAAAATATAAATATGATAGAAATAAATTTGAATTATTAAGTGAGAATTATCATATGTTCGATTCTGTCCCTATTATAGAGTATAAAAATAACAAATATTCTATAGGTGATTTTCAAAAACAAATATCTCTGATTGATGGTTATGATAAAACACAATCACTAACTTTAGATGATATGGAAGATTTTACAAATGCATTTTTAATATTAAAAGGTTTTGGGTATGGTGAAGAAAATGTTAATGAAGCTAAAATGATGAGAAAATTAAAAATGCTTTTTTTCCCAGATGGTGAGTGTGGAGCAGAATGGTTAACAAAAACTATTAATGATACATTCATTGAAAATATGAAAAACAGATTGAATGCAGATATTCACAAGTTCAGTTTTGTTCCTGATATGACAGATGTTAATTTTGCTTCTAACGCTTCTGGTGTGGCTATTAAATATAAACTTATAGGATTAGAACAAATACGTAGTAGAAAAGAACGTTTTTTCAAAAAGGCAATCCAAAGAAGAATTGAGCTTATTTTTGGGGTTTTATCAATGTTGGATAATGATTTTGATTTTAGAGATATTGAACTTACTTTTAGTGATAATATACCTGCTAATATTAAGGAACTGTCTGAAATAGTTAAATCACTAACAGGCATTGTATCACAAACAAAATTATTAAGCTTATTACCTTTTATAAATGATCCACAAAAAGAAATGGAAACTATAAATAAAGAAAATGAAGATAGTTTAGAAACACAGCAATATATATTAAATGCTGGTGGTGAAGGTGATAATGAATAATGAGCAATATTGGCAAAAAAGAGCAAAAGAACGTGAAGAAAAATGGCTAAATAAATCTAAATCAGAAATAGAAACAGAAATAAAAAATTTGTATATAAGAGCTTTAAGAAATATAGAAAAAGATATAAATGACCTTTATGAAAGATTTTCAGATGAAAATGGCTTAAGTCTGGCGGATGCTAAAAAATTAATTACAAGTAATGAGTACTCTGTATGGAGAATGGATATAGAAGATTATGTAAAACAAGCTAATATAGATAAAGAAATCTTAAAAGAATTAAATACTTTAGCTATGCGTTCTAGGATAAGTCGTTTAGATAAATTACAAGCAGAAATTCTTGTAGAATTATCTAAAATGGCAGATGGATATGATAGTAAGTTAACAGAATACTTAAAAAAAGCATTAACAGATAATTACTATCAATCTGTTTTTGATATTTGTAAAGGAATTAATATCTTAATGCCAGTGTCTATCTTAGACCAAGAAGCAATAGAAGATATTATTCGTACTTCTTGGTGTGGCAAACAATTTAGTAAACGTATATGGAATAATACAACTAAATTATCTAAAGTGCTAAAAAAAGAAATAAGCGATGCTATTATTAGAGGTATTAATGCTCGTGAAATGGCAACTGTTATATCTAAAAAGATGAATTCTGGATACAAACAAGCGATTACATTAGTTCGCTCGGAACTTAATTATGTAAATAATCAAGCTGGGCTAAAAAGTATTAAAGATTCTGGCGGTCAAGAATATAGATTTATTGCTACTTTAGACCGAAGAACATCAGAAAAATGTAGGAAACTTGATAATACTATTCATAAAGTTGATGAAGGTGTTCCAGGAAGTAATATGCCACCTATGCATCCACGTTGCAGGTCCACAATTTCAATAACCAATTTGACTACAAGTACTGTAAGAAAAAGAATTTCAAGACTTAATGGAGAAATAAAATATGTTCCAGCAGATATGAACTATTCTGATTGGGAAAAAATATATATAAAAAAATCCATGACATTAAATGAATGGGAAAATAATAGTAACAATATTAAATTAAGCTTAAAAGAAAAAATAAGTAATATTGATTTAAAAACTTGTACTAAAGATGATATTATTAATATAGGAACTGAAGTATGCAATAGATTTAATATTATTGATAATATAGGAAATAAAGAAAAACTAAAAGAAATTTTTAGTAATTTTAGGGAAATGGGAGGAGAAGTAGGGAAAAATCAATGGGCTAAAGGCTGTAATACAATTACAAAGCAACAATTAAGCGAAGCCTTTTCGTACTATCCAAAAGATTGGGCAGAATATCTAGTTAATAACAATAAAAAATTATATACTTCTATTACACCAAATAGAGGTTTTTTTACTAAAGGGGCAGTAACACCTAGTGGTAGATATTATGCTACTAAGTATAAAAATTATGAGGAAGATTATATATCCATTCATATGACAGGGCAAAGAAAACAAACGCCTTATCATGAATTAGGACATTATGTAGAATTTTTTAATAAAGATGCACTTAGAATTTCAAAAGAATTTATAAAAGCTCGTACAAAAAATGAAAATTATATAAAACTAACAGATTTATTTCATGGATTGGGTTTTAGTAATAAAGAGATAGTTAAACCAGATGATTTTATTACTCCTTACATTGGTAAAGAATATAAGGAAGCTTCAGAGGTATTAAGTATGGGGTTAGAGGTATTATATGAGCCTAGTGAAATACTTAAAAAGATTGAAGTTGTTGATGGAAAATATCAACCTATTTATGCTAAAATAGAAGATGATATGGAGTTTCTATATTTAATAGTAGGTTTAATTCTTAAAGCCTAAAAGGGGTAGTTGATAGAATGACAATTATTGAAAATGATATGTCTAACGTAATACAATTATTGAATGATAAAGTTGAAGAATATAAGAATATGTTTGGGAAAAATTCCCTTGACTATGTTATTATTTGTGATCCAAGATTAATGGACATTGATAATTTTAATAGTGGAATAAAAAAACTTGAAGAAGCAATAAAAAATAATAAGCCCATTGAACCTATTCCAAAAGAAATATGGGAAAACTTAATATTTTAGAAAGAACACTTACAATTTTGTAGGTGTTTTTTTATTGATAGGAGATGTTACTATTTTTAATGAATATGCTTATTTGAAAAAAGAAAATGAGTACCTTAAACAAAAACTTAGGCAACGACAATATCAATTACACATTCCGATAGAAAATATTGCTTTTTTAGATGAAAAGAAAAATAACTATGCTAAAAAAATCGCTAAAGAAAATAGAGATGATATAAAACGGTTTTTATCAATTATACAATTTTTACTAGATAAGCATAATAAAACTATTATGTTTGATAATCAAATTAGTAAAAGAGTATTTGAGTATTCCAAAGAAGAACTGTTAAAAAGGGAAAATATTATTCTGGCAAAACGTCTTAAAGAACAGGATTATCAGTTACATGTTCCATTAGAATGTATAATTTTCAACGATGTGATAAAGAATGAGTATGTAAAAGAAATACTAATTACACATAATTATGAAGAAATTGAGAAATTTTTACTATATTTACAATCTGTATTTGATGATGATATGGCATTGCATTTTGTATATTAGTTGAGGTTTGTATGATAAAAATAATTATAAAAACAGATGAAGATAAAATTATTGGCTATAATGTGTTTGGTCATGCTAATTTTGCTCCTAAAGGTAAAGATATAGTGTGTAGTGCAGTATCTAGTATTACACAAACAGCCTTATTAGGTTTAAAAGAATTGTTAAAAAAAGATATTGAATTTGAACAAGATAATGGTCTTTTAAGGGTGCAGATTAATAATCCAGATAAAGACTCAAATCTAGTATTAGAAACTATGCTTTTAGGTTTAAAAGAAATAGAAAAAATATATCCTAAAAATGTATTATTAAAATTTAATAAAGTTTAATCAAACGTCTGTAAATGCAGGCGTTTTTTTATTTATAAAGTGAAAGGAGTTATTTTATTATGGATTTTAAATTTATTTTTAACTTACAGTTATTTGCTGAAGGAGAAGAAGGTAAAGGTGACCCTTCTGAAGGAGGTGAAGGAGGAAAACCACCAGCAACAGATCCAGAAACAAAAAAAGTGGATGTTGATTCAGAAGAATTTAAAAATGAACTTAACAAGCGATTAGAAGCTAAATTAGCAGAATGTATTAGTTCTGAAAGATCTAAATGGGAAAAAGAATTTAAGAAAAAAGCTGAGAATGAGAAAAAAGAGCAAGAGCGTTTGTCTAAGTTAAGCGAAGACGAACGTAAAAAAGCTGA